TTGCCGCCAAGGGTTTCCTTGACCTGCTCCAGCAGTTGCGCCAGCCGTTGCAGGTTGCTGATTTCTTCCTGTGTCGGGCTGTTGTCAAACTCCCTGTGGTCGGTGACGGTTAACTCGTCAAGGGTGAAGTGCTTGCTTAGATGGCTCATTTTTTACCTTTCATGTCGGCTAATTTCTCAAGCGTTCTACCACCAAAATACGCACCCATTACAAGCATTCCCCACTGCCCAAGCAGCGTAACGTAAGACTCGGAAATTTTAAAGCCAAGACCGTCAAGGATGGCAAGCGTAAGGTAAGCAGTCAGGATATATACCAAGGTCATTGGGCGCACATTTTTAGACAGCCACGAATCCGAGGCCATGTCAGCCTTCCAGCGGTCTGTGGTGTTTTCCTGTTCGGCTTTAAAGAGTTCCGCCTCGTTTGCCATCTCAGCCAGTTTGCCGTTTTGGGCAAGCGTAGCAAGTTCCAGTTGCGCCCGTGCCTTGGCCTCAGGGTCGGGAATAAGTTTGTCAATGATTTTGCCGCCTACTTGCAGCAGTCCTGAAATATCAAACATTATTGTTTACTCCTTGAAAGCATGGTTGCAGCAATACTCAGCATGGTTCGTGCTGATTCTAAGTTTTCGGGTTCGGTTTCCCACCCCACGGTTATCTGCCCCACAAACCGCCCCGGTTCAGGTGGGACACTAATACGGCAAGTATAAGTAACGCCCTTGTTGATGTACCAAATACCCATCTCAGACTGCGCCGTTCGGTACTCACCGCAAGGGATTTCGTTTGCCATCAATTTAACTACATCGGCATTATTGGCTGCGTTGTTTGTAAACAGTCCAACATCCAGCCCGTCATTGGTTTTGTCCCGCCCGTCCTTGGCATAGGCACGGTACAGCACACGAGTGCCAAACATTGGGTTGACTTTGAAAACCGCAACGATAGTGGCGTTGGTGGTCTTGAATAGGTGGGCAGAGGCATCCTCAACCCTGTCCTCGGCAATGCTGGGTATCTTCTTGGATTCCTTGTAAGCACCTATTAGCAAATCTTGATTTGTGTACACAAAGTAACCAGCAAAAGCAACCACGCCCATGATAAGGATGGCGGCGAGTTTAAATGGCGAATCCACATACCCAAGAACTTTGTCAAGGGTCGAATTGGCATTTAAAGTTCCATCGCTCACAACTTACCTTTCATTGCTATTACACCCCAAGCCACTAAGAAAATAATGGCCGCAGCCACCAAGATACATAACCCCATCGTGATGGCTTCGTCAATTTCTGCCTTGCGGTTCTTGGCCGCAGTCGCATCAAGTATCTCTTGCGTTCTCCTGCGCTGCACAATTGCGTTGCGCTCCAGCAGAATCTGACTCCAAAGCTGGCTGTGGCCTTGGTTGATAAAGTGCCACTTCAGTTCCTCCTCGGCTCTGTTGAGTTCATGCAGTTGCATGACTGTACTCATTGCCTGGCTGGTGTCTGAACTGTACTTTTTCTTCGGGTCCTTAACCGCCTCCTTTGCAACCTTTTCCTTTGCATCAAAGAACTTCATCACATCGTTTGTGATGCCCTGCACATCCTTGCCCATCTTGATGGCTGCTTGGATTCCTTTGATGGCTCCTTGTGCAACTGCGAAAGCTGTTAGGGGGTCCACGGGATTACAACTTCTTTTCTGTTAAAACCCACCGGCAGACTCTGCCGTCCTTATCTAAAAACTCGTTGGCTCCATACTTCTCGCTCGGCAGCACAACGCGGCACACCAACACGATTCTTGTCTCGGTGTTGGGCCATTGAACTTGAGCAGAGGCAATTGCATCTATCACTTGAATCCGTGGTTCTTTGCAAAGTCAAATAAAAGGTATCCCAGCCCAGCCAATGCAGCCCACACCAAGCCACCCAAGGTCTTCTCAATAATGGCTTGGCGCAGTTTGATTGACTGCTCCTGCTTGTGGATGGCCAACTTAACCCAACGCACCTCATCTTCAGACAAGTTGGACGATGCTCTAATTGCCTCCGCAATGTCGGCAACAAGTTCAGCGCGTTCGGACTGGTTCATGTCATTCGTCCGCAGGTAGTGGCGTGTTGCCTTCAGCAAGCCACTTTAGGTAGGCTTGGTAGTCTGTGTTGCCTTCATTCATTGGGATTGAAATTATCTTACCAACAATGGCTATCGCACAAGGGTTCCCATTGACATCGTTTTGTATTTGATATTGCATTTTATAACTCCGCAGTTGCGTCTAAATAACCACTTGTATTATTTGCGTTTGTAAGAATGGCGGCATATCCAATTATCATTGTTCCCGCAGTTCCAACCCGACTAAATGCCCCATCTGTTGTAACTCCAGCCGCGCCACTCACGCTAGTTGCAGCATAAAGAGTTGCGCCAACTTGTATTTGAGTTGAGGACAAAGAAACAGTTGGGATTATTCTCATTGATACTGGAAATTTTGTGTAAACATCTGCTTGAGTTGTTGAAAAAACTGTACCTACTCCATGCATTGCATACAAAGAACCTGTATTTCTAAAATAGTACCGCTGACACAGCATCAACTCCGTCCCATAAGGACGGTAGTCAAACGATGTGGCTGTGCTGCCTTTCTCTAGTTGTACGCCTGTGATGTAGAAGGTGGCTCCGCTTGTGCCTACTACTGAGACTGCGCCTGTGGGAGCGTAATAAGAACCTGCCGCCCATGCGTTTGCTGTTGTGCTTCCAGTTGAGCCTGTCCCTAAATTAAACCAAGCGTACAAGCCCACGCCGTTAGTTGCGCCAATCCATGTGCCAGTTGTGTCGCCAGCAATCGTTACAGACTTTTGCTCCCATGTGTTTGCCGTAGAAACTGTGTAGCTAAACGGGTAGCTTCTACTGTAAGCACTGTTATTAATAGCGCCTCCAAAAGTTCCTGTCAGGCTTGAGCGAACCCAAAATGACAATGTAATTGTCGAAGCGCCAGCAGCGCCAAACCCTAAATCCGAGGTGTTAAAACCTTCTAGCGCCTGACCAATTAAAAAATAATCGCTTGATACAACCGAGTAAGCTGAAGACGAAGTAACACCTAAATAATTTTTAAATCCAGAAGGAGGCGTAACAGCGCCAGCGTTTTGTTGCACTGTAAATTTACTAGCTTGCGTGGTAGCTACCTTAATTCTATCCAATGTGTAATCCCCATTTGCAGGCGTCACACTCGCCCCCGCATTACGCTGGTCAATCACCATTGCGCCGTTGATGATGCGGTTTTTGAAGCCTGTCACACCATTCGCAGACGCGCTTAGTAAGTCCGCTGTGAACTTTGCATCAACTAAGTCCAGGTCGGCATTGATCTTGGTCCCCCAAGTGTCCGTACTGGCCCCAACCTCGGGCTTGGTAAGCAATAGGTTCGTCGTTGTGGAATCTGCCATTCTTAAATCTCCTTATGCGGCCTCTTGCCACGTTGTTGAATTATCTGCAACTACAGTCCATGTCTCTGACGTATCAGAGATCGGTGACCAGGACTCTGACGTATCAGAAATTTGGCCCCACCCGAATCTAACCATTGTTCCTGCAAAGCAAGCAGTCTGTACGCCAATTATCGCAATAGATACGCTATTTGTGGCAGAGCCAACTGAGCCAGTTGCACTGACCCCAGTGATAGCCTGGAACGTAATGACCTCTGACGGCATTGTCTCCACTGCACCCGTAGCAGAGTTTCCTGTAACTGCTCGCAGTCTGCTAGTTGTAACCGAGCCGATAGAGGTTGTTGAGGCGTTACCAATTGCCTCAATGGTCAATACTTCCTGAACGCTGCCAACGGACAGGGTTGAGGCATTGCCTGTAACGGCTTTGGCTGATGAGGGGGATAGAGTGCCAATTGCACAGGTGGACGCATTGCCTGTGATTGCAATCGTTCTTGATTGGGTAACTGTGCCGACATTGCCAGTGGCAATTGTCCCGTCCTCTTGGATTGATCTATTGGTTAGGACTGTGCCGACGGCAGTAGTAGACGAGTTTCCACTGATGCCTATTGCACCAATGCCCCAAGCACCTCTACCGTAATAACTTGTGCCGTAAGCAGCCATGCCGCTGCTCCCGTGTTAAGCCAGACGAATCAGGCCGGTGCTTGCATCGTTTGTTGGCATAGTCAGGGTGAACGTGCCAGCCGTCACTGTCTGAGAGCCAAAGGTATGAACGCTTACTGCCTTGTTGGATTGGGTCGAGTTGTAGATCAGGACGCAATCAAAGGCTGTAGACAAGGTCACGGAAGAGTAAGAAATGCTTGCGCTAGGAGTGACAAACGCCGTTGTTCCGCTGGTGCTTGGTACAGTGCCAAACGTCACAGCAACACCGCCAGCCGTGTAGCCAGTGCCTGATACCTCGTCAGAGGCTGAGTAGGCTGTGGTAGCCGCATTGACTGTGGCAGATGCCAGATACAGGGCTGCTTTGAACGAGTCAGCAGCGGTAGAGCCACGAGTTACACCCGTGCCAAAATTGTGATGGCCGACCAATAACTCGCCCTTGAACGAGGTACACATTGCCTGAGTATTTGCCATGATTATCCTAAAGGTTGAGCAACGGCTAGTGTTGCGACGTTGCGTTTCAAAGTCATATCAACGGAACGGTGAACAAGTTCATTGTTCTGCCAGTACTCGACCCACCGAGTTGTCTCGTTCTCAGTATCAATTATCCCCTCTTTTTTCTCAAGTAGGGAGTCATCAATTTCGCCTTTGGTCGTAGTGATTAGCATTTCTATCCCAGTGTTCTTGCTCGTGCCGTCAGAGAACCGCCCGATGTTGTGCTTCGGTCATCTGCGAGTTGCAGTTGTTCTATTCCAGCAAGGTACAGCGCAGACCAAACAGAGATACGCGCATCGTCCTGTAGGTAAGGCGCGGCCTGTAGGAGTGAACCGTACAGGTAGATGTCGGGGGATGAGGTAAGAAGCCAATTTGACGCAACAGTACTTGATAACTTATACAACTTTGCGTAGTAGGTTAATTCTCCTGTGTACGATGTATCAGGGGCTGGGACAACGCGAATCTGATTCCCAACAATGCTGAAGTAGGCTGGCTTCCCTGCCGCATTTGTGCGTGATGCCAATATGTCCAATGAGTCTATTGTCTCAAACTGCATTGGAGTGACTGGGTTTGTATTTAACTTGAAAGACCTTGTCTCTAAGAAGTTTTCAGGAACCGCGCTGTACTCGGTATTGATAAGCGCATCGGCACGAACAATCATCTGACGTGTGCGCAGGTTGCGTTCGATCTGAGCCTCTGACAGCGAAATGAAGTCAGGAATTGCAGCCGTAAGGTCGGCACGGACAAGCCAGTCCGCTAGTGATGCCTTGAGTTCTGTGTATGTCGAGAGAGCCATTAGGTAGCCTTTTCCTTTTCCTCAAGGTCGCGCATGACCCATGTGTGATCGTGCTTGAATTCAAACGTCCCGATATGTCCAATTTCTTTAGACACGTCGTGGTCAATCCATATCTTAAACCCTGCGGCCTGTGCCTTACGGCAGAAGAAAATATCCTCACCAATGTAGCCACGCTTATCGGTGCGCCAAGGAGTCTCAAACCAAGGCTCTGTGAGTGCCTCAAATACGTTGCGCTTGATGAGCATCACGCCCATCCCAATACTTCCAACTTCCTCTATGCCTGTAGATTCAGGCATTGTGTAGACCAAATCACGCTCTCCGTTAGGTCCGTAATTCTGAGCCGTTGGGCCTGTAGGCATCCTACGACGTGCGCAGTTGGTTGCCACGATGTCAAGGTCGTGCTTTAGCAGCCTCTCAATCATGTCCTGCGGGAATGTCATGTCCGAGTCAACAAACAGGATGTGGGTGCAGTTCTCGCGCATCGCGTCAAGACAAAGGTCTGCTCGTTGGTTTTGGATCAGCGTACCCTGCATGATCTTCAGAGCAATTGCGTCTGTGGTGTTCAGCGTATGGTACGTGACCATGTTGACCATACAAAACGTGTAGTTTGCGTGGACCATGTCACGCGCTGGGGTGCAGACTGCAATGTAATTTGGTTGAACCATTTTTATATATGTTTCCAGTATTTACCTTGACGTATTTGTCTAATCATCACGGGTGAACAATTAAATCTTAGTGCAAGTTTAGAGGTTTTTTCTTCGCTGTACTTTATCTCTTTTGCTTCAAATTCTTTGAGTTTTGACATCCCATGCTTCTCGCCATTTGCCTGTCTTCCTTTAAGAACTTTATCCGTCATGTTGTCTTGCTGCGTACCAATAAAAATATGATCTGGGTTCACGCAAGAACTGATGTCGCAAATATGCAATGCCATCATCCCATCTGGTATCACGCCATATTTAGATTCGTAAGAGGCTCTATGGGCAGATAAATTTGAACCCTTTCCAAGACAAGTCATACCGTATCCACGATGATTGACTTTCTTCATCCATATCCAGCATCCACTTTCAGGTATGCGAACAATTGATCTTTCAATTTTTTCAGATATTGGAATAAGAGGTCTAGCCATCAAACCTCTCCTGGACGGGTTCTAAAGTAACGGTTTTCAGGATCGTTTAGAAATCTCTTCATGTAGGCTTGGTCATCAAGTTTTCCCTCTTGTTTTAACTTGAAGTAAATACTCAAAGGGATGCTCGCAACCTTGCTCCACTCGCCGTACTTGGAGTGCTTCTCTTGCAGGTTGAAATCCTGCTTGTTCTCTTCAATGATCGCAGTGATGTCCTGCTTGGTTTCAATGGTCGCCTCATCGGTTTCCGTGTTGTAGTGCCATGTGCGATTGATGCCCAAGGCATCATTGCGATCAAAATTTTTGGATTCAATCATGTAAAAAAGAGCCAGGTTTCCCTGGCCCTTTCCCTTTACTTTTAAGAAGTAGTCAAGTCAGCAGCAATGCCGTGGGCAGTTTCTGCCAACACCTTGTGACCGAACTCAACGATCAACATACGCTTCTCAGCGTCACCGGTCTTGGCCAACTCAACTTGTTGGTAAGGACGGAGGACGGTCATCTTTGCGTAATCAGGATCGATCACGAAAGCGTCACGCTCACGTTGAAAACGGTTCGCAACCACAGAAACACTCCCGAAATCGCTGACATAAATATCTGCGGCCCCCACGATAGTTGCTGGCTTTGCACCACCATCAATGTTGAAACGAGAAGATGCAATGCCGGAGAAGCCGGATACGCGCTGCTTGTTGACAGGACCAACCATCAAGATTTTTGGAGTGCCGCCAGAAGTCCATACTTGCTGGATGACGTTCTTCAAAATTGTCTCAGTGAAGGTACGGACGTTACCGTCAGTACGTGCGCTGTTTGGAAGGGTTGTGTACGATGGGTTAGCACCGTTGGTCTGCATATCAACGTTGGTCTTGATAAACGCTTGCAAAGAGGCGGTAGTACGAGCAACGGTAGTGCTACCAGCGGCAGCGACTTGAGCGTTGAGCATACTGAACTCTTGGTCGCGACGAAGTTCAGAACCCCGTTTCGCAATTTGGTAGGCCAGTTCAGAGCGTCTGCCTGCCTTATTTACAGTCTCTTCAGTCGCGGACAAGATGATTGTCTTACGAGAGATTTGAGCGTAGTTTTGCAGACGGACAGTGGCAGTCACTGCGTCAAACGAGGTGACGTCGTCACCCTCTAATTGAGCATTGGCAGCGGCTGCGGCCAAGACGTCGGTTTGGTATTCAAACAAACTGTTAGAAACATTCTCACGTCCAATATTGGAAATGTACGGTGTTTCTTCCGGTGAGATGTTAGTAATAATATTCGAAAGATCTTCCCGAATACCCTTTGCAGAGTAGGTGGTGAAGGTGTTAGCAACAATAGCCATTTAAGTGCCTCATTTCAGTAAAAGTTCAATTGCGGAGGCCGCGTCTTGGACGCGACCAGTTTTTGCAAGACGCTTTTGTGCGAGAGTACTTCCAGTTGACTGAGAGACGCGACCTGCTGCACCAGGCTTGGCAGGGCGAGGGCCGTTGTTGACTACCGGTTTGATGTTGCCCCTTTTGGACATCATCTGTTCGTACAAGGCTGCTTTACGCAGTACCGATACGACTCGGTGGTCAAATATGTTCTTCAGTTCATCAGGTGCAAATCCAGCCTTTTGGCCGAACTCGATCAGCATAGACTTCTCGGCTTTTGCCTTCTCAGGATCGCTCCATTGAGGCAGTGCCTTCAGCAACAGGTTCTGCTCATTGGCAAGAAAATGCTGCATCGTCTGTGCTTGCTCCTGCTGTGAAATCTGATTGAGCCGTTGCTGTTCGGATTGAATAGCACGTGCCTTCTCTTGGTTTTCACGCATCACCTCTTTCTGCCGTACCCATTCGATGGGGTCCTCTTGGTAGAGGCGGTCCCAGTCGATCTGTGGTTCGGCTGCTTGCTGAACTTGAACTTGCAACGCTCCAAGTAACTGAGCGTACTGACTACGCTCGGCACGGATTGCTTCAGCCTCCTGCTCAACTTGCTTTCGCACTTCGGCAATTTGCTGGGTCTTCCGTGTGTAGTCTTGTGTCCGTGAATAACCTTTTTGGAGTTCGTCCAATGTCACCGATACTTCTTGTCCGTCAACTTTGACGGTGAAGGTC